TGTGGAACGGCATGAACGCCTTGCGTGGGCGATAGGGAATGACTACTCGGGAGCCATCCAACTGACTTCTACCTTGATCTTGTCGCCGTTGTTGCCCGTGTGTTCGTGTCGGGCGAGCTTTGGCACATGGTATTCAATGACATCCATCATGCAGCGCCATGCGGCTTCTGCGCCTTTCTGCTCGTAGATTTCATCAAGCCAGATGTTAAGGCGATGGGCGTTGCCGTCTACAAGACGGGCTATTGCCTCTCTTGCCTCTGCGGTTGCCTTGTTGGGCGATCCTTTAGGTCTTGGCATAGGGCTTATTTATGCACAATTGAAACAATAGTTAAAGTGTCGTCGTTTACAAACCTTTTCCGCGTCGTTCCTTTTCGCGGCGCTCCTGTTCCATCAGCGCAGCAGCCAATACAGTTGGGCCAGCCACGCCAGCCAGTAGGTCAGGCGATGTGATTTTGGCCGGATCAAATGCAGCAAAGCGTGAGCGTACCTGACTTGGCTCAAACGGGATCAACACGGTTTGTACGTCGCCGGTACCGCTTTTCCCGCTGATGTCCTTAATGCCGTCAAACCCTTGGTCTTTTAGGGCTTTTGTAATTTTGTCAGGAATGCTTGTCCAAACGTGGCTGTTGCGGCCCACTGTAAGGTCTTGCTCTAACTCTGCTACCCAATCTTTCGGGGTAAATCGGCTTTCCTTTGCCCACGGATCAGCGCCGCGCTTCAATCGTGTACGGTCGCCTTTCACCGCTTCTTTCAATGCTGGCAACACTTTTTCCTGAAGCGTTGCTGTGTCTTGCGTGTTGAGCGGGTTCGTCATACGAACGGCTCCCGTTAGCACGCCTTTAGCCTCCGTCCACGGCGCATTTGTTTGCGTAATTTCGTGAGGATAGCCAGCCAAGCGGTAAATCTTCGCCATTTCTTCTTCGTTACCGTACAACGAACCGCTTTCTAACCACAATTTGCGTAAAGCCGTCAGCGGATTGCCTCCGGCCTCGCGTTTCATAATAAAATTTATATGCTCATCCGAGGTAATGCTTGACCCCGGTTTGTCATGAAGCATTAATGGACCTTCCGCAAGGTCAGGATTTTGATAGCCAATGCGGGACACACGCTCGCGGATTGTTTGCTGCGTTTCTGGCGGCAATGAATAAAACGTGCGCTCAACGTTGACCAGCCGATTGCCTCGCCCACCAACATTACGGGCTTCCGTCTGATAATAATTTTCAAATTCACCCGTGTCTTGCGCAATGCGCGACGTATCGCGTTTGCTCATTGCGTAATTGCTCGCTAACGGCTCTGACGATGTGCCAAAGGGCATTGGGCCAGAGGTTGCGCGGCGCGGGTCTATTTGCCCTGTTTGCAAAAGGCGATCCAATCGTTCGGTACCATGCGCAAATGGTTCATACCCCAAGGCTGTCATGCGCTCTTGCGGCGTGTTTATCGGTGTCAACCCTAACCCACCTTCGCTAACAGGTTTGGCGGCATTACGCTGGGCTGTTGCTAACGCCTCGGCTCGTTCGGCGGCAATATCTGCCCCCTTGCCCAACCGTTTTGCTGCCCGTACTACCCCACCCGCCACCGGGATTGCCGTTGCCATTGCCAGCCCCATGCCCAAAGGGTCGCTTTCTCGGCGGGCGCGTTCAAAGTCTCTGGCGGCTTGAGGGTATTGCAGGGGTGTGAACCCTGCGGCAATGTCTACGGCTACGTCAGCCGCATCAGCGTCTTGCGGCTGCTCAAGGCTCGTCAAACGTTCATAGCGGCGGCGCAAATTGGCTTTGTTCCCCAAATATTTGAGGGCAGCAGCAACCTGTTCGCGGCGCATCGCCATTACTTAAACCGCTCCAGCTTGTACGACAACGAGGCGATTTCGCCCACGATTTCGTCAATGATGTTCTGCAAGTCGGTGTCTTTCGGCAGGTCGCCTCGGATGCCCTTCACGAACGTCAGCAGGCTTTCGGCGTACTTTGCAGCATCCTTCTGCACCTTGAACCCGTCAGGGTAGTCGTCCAGCGGGATGATGCCGTAATGGCCCTGATACGCCTCAGCGTACTTGTCGGCCAACCCCACGATGTTTTCGTAGTAGTGACCAAGTGCCTTATGAGCGGCATAACTTGCCGTCTGCAAATGTAGGAAATGCGCGGCGGTGCTGCTATGCAGCAATACCCCGACAAACTCGGCAGCGTCTTTATGCGACATAGAACCTCCGCATTGCGAGGGTAATGGGAGGCTACTGGCTCGTCAACCGCACGACGCTGTGCGGGACGACCATAGCCAGCGTAGATTCATCGGGCAGCCCGTGCTTTTCCAACAAGTCCTTTTCGGCGGGGTACACCAGCATCGCCCCCTCGTACTGAAACATTTGCGCGTTGGCGACACCCTTTTCCACGCCCTCAAAGTCATCCAGCAGCACGACTGTGTTGCCATGAGCAATTTCTGCCATCAACCGAATGTCCCGCGGGGTCAGCCTGCCGTCCAGAAATATCAGATCAGCCTTGATCTTGTTTTTCAGCATGTCTTCAAACATCTCTGTGCTGCCTTTCATCGGGTACTGGTTGACCTTAAAGGGCAGCTTGATGTCGTTGCTATGGTCACAGGTGTAGACCGTCGCCCCGCTAGAGACGAGCGCGAGCGTGGACTTGCCGATGTAGGTGCCGACCTCTGCAACCACCTTTGGCTTAAACGCCTGCACGACGCTGTAGAGACACCAGAACGCCGAGAGGCTGATGCTGCCTGTCGGTGCCTGTGCCGTCGTGCGTAGCGCATCCAACATATTGAGCTGATCCACCCACGGGATTTTCGGCTGGCTCACCGTGTTTTCCAGCAGCGTTTCCCAAATGATGCGGCTCGTTCTTTTGCGATTTAAGTTAATCATGCTAATTTCTCCCTATGTCAACCTTCGTCTTTTTCCACGTTGGCACCGATCTTTCAATGCCAACGGCTATGGTGGCGTCGCTTCGGAAACACAATCCCGGCGCTGAAATCATCCAAGTTACCGACAACGCGACCCCCACCGTCCCGGGCGTCACATGGGCGCACCCGACAAGCGGTGACCCCGCGCATCTGATGCTTTGGCGCACGCAAGCCTTTGCAGCGTTGCAGCTCGCCCAGCCTGCGCTTTACATGGACACCGATATGCTGGTGCGCAAACCCATCCACCCCGAGCTGCTTTTGGGCGAGGCCATCATCGCGGTCTGCCGACGCACGTTCATGCGCGATGCGATCTTCAACGTCCACCAGCGCGGGCAGGAGTATTCCGAATACGCTGGGAAAACGCTGGACGAGATTTACCCGTACCTTGGCTGCGCGACCATCACCCCCGATGCGGGCGTGTGGGTCAATTTGGCCGAGCGGTACGCCGCCCTGCCCGACAAGTTCAAAGCGTGGTACGGCGATCAGGAGGTTTTGCGGGATTACGTCAACAGCCTCTCGCCGCTTTTTGTGCGCAAGCTGGACGAGTACCGTTATGCCTGTCTGCCGGAACATTTCGCCGAGTTCCCCTCGCCCGTCATCGCCCATTACAAAGGCAAGCGCAAAGCACAGATGTTCACCGACGCTGCTCTGGCTTGATGGCATCGTCGTATAACGCCCAGAGATCGCGTATAGCGGCCTCTGCGTCACGGGCGACGTAATACTCGCCCCTGCCCTCAAAGACGTTCTTAAACGCTTCCTGCGCCTCCCGTAGCCGCCCCGTCGGCATCTTGATCTCTACCCAGCACACCCACGATTTGCCATCGGGTAGCAGCTTCGTCACGAGTTTGTCGGGGATGCCTTGGCCTGCCTTACCGAAATCGGTGACCGTAAAGCCTGCCTTGCGCAAGGCGTCGGTGATGATGGCGTCGTTGCCGTCACGGCGGGCGGCGTGTCTCATCGCTTTTTCAGCACCCACATTTGCGGGTAATAGTACATCTCGCTGAACGTCCCGGCTTTGCCGTCCACCATGCGCGATAGTTCGTCAAAAAGCGACAGCATCAACCGCCTATCGTTTGGCTTTTTGCCACCAAAGTGCTGATTAAACTTTGCGGTGTACTCGGGGTTATACGTGCAGCTCATATCCTCAATGACGTAGTAGCCGCCCGAACGCACCCAGTTCTGGCAATGCACCAACGTACCTACAATGTCCTCGGCAATGTGGCTGCCGTCGTCCACAAATAGGTCGTAGTTTTTACGATCCAGCGTGCGAGCGTCGGCAATGGTGATTTTGACGTTTGGCAGGTCTTTGCAGAGGTTTGCGCAGTCAGGGCGTATGTCAAAGCCCTCAATGCTGCTCTGCGGTAGGTAATTCGCCCACATCCGCAGGCTTGCACCACACGCCACACCGATTTCGCCTACCCGCAGCTGTGCGGTTTTGCGGTTTGGCGTCAGGTCGGCAATCAGTTTTTCGTAGACCTTCGTGTAACCGTGCTTGATGTTGCCTTTGTCCGAGCCGTAGAGGTCGGCAAGGCCCGTGAGCGTAATTTCCGTAAGGTCAACTTCACCCGTTTGCGGCGCGTATTCTTCCGGCGTGACGGTATCAAGGTAACGGCGTACTCCTCCGCGCTCCTTGCCTCGTTGATGCAGCGAATCAGCCATATTTTCCACCATATTTGGTTTGATCGGTATTTATTAAGCGGCGGCACGCGCATGGATTTTCTTCACGCCCCGCTCGCCCCAGAACTGGCAGATCATTGCTATGAGGCAAGGATCACCCGCCACCAGCTTTGCATCCGCTTCTCGTAGAAGATCAGCCACCCGCTCCCGTAGCCACTCCATCCGTTCGTCGTGGCCGGGTTCGTCATTTCTGACGTTGTAACGCGCAAGGAGGGCATCCGCGAGTTTGAGTTTAGCGAGCGGTTCACCAAGGCGCTTGTCCCACTCCCGGGCGCAACGATCCTGCGTTTGCTGCCAGCGTTCGTTGTCAGCGGCTACTTGCTTGTCAGTCTTGACGGGTTTTTCGCCGAACCCGGGCTTGGACTTTTTGAGGTCAAACAGCCCTTGCCATTGGTTACTGACCGACTGGTTAACAACTTCTTCTTGATCGTCACCGTACTTTGCCAGCTTCATCTGCATCGCATGGAGTGAGGCTTCCTTGATCGGCTTGCGTATCGCCTTGCGGAAGGCTACCCACCGCTCCCATGCCACAACGTCTAATCCTTCTACCATGTGATTACCCTCTAAACCCTGATGACTGATGGTGATTCCGCACGGTTGAGACGGAGTACGCCTAACGTGGATCGTGCGGAATTGATGACTGACGGAGCCATCCGCTGTCGGCTACTTTTGCTCAAGGTTCGTCCCCTTGAGTGCCATTTGCGCTTCCCGACTGACGCCGCGCACCTACAGGCTGGCTGCCCCGGTGTAGGTTTAAGGTCACTCTGCGCGTGGTTGCCCCGACCAGAATGCCCGAGTAGTTGGGCGTGGTGGGGTGGTTGACACGACTAGAACAGTCAGTCAGACTTCCATCACGCTTTAACCGCAAATCAAGCGTATTGCCAATCCCCGGCAGCGTCAAGCCCTCCGCCTCACCCTCGGGGGGTTTGTCGTTTCTGGCCTCCGTGAAACGCATTAGCGGCCCTGTGGGGGCTTTACCTGCCCTGCCTTCAGTTGCCACAGCCTTGCCGCTGGGATCGCCCCAGCCTTGACCCATTGCTGCACCGCAGCCCGGGTAACCCCGAAAGCCTTGGCAACAGCGTATTGGGAACCGTATCGCTTGATGAGTTGTTGCGGTTTCATGGAAAAGAAGGATAGGGGGGTTGACACCCTATGTCAAGGCAACTATCCTATCAGCGTTGACACACACAACAGGAGCAACAGAGATGCTTACAACCACCACCATTGTCCTGCTTGGCGTAGCCTTTGAGGCTGAAGTTGAGTACGCCGTACATTATGGCGATCCCTCGGTTGGCGTACCCGAGACGCTAGAGATTTGCAGCGCGTACATCCTCGGCGTGTACCCCGACGGTATTGACAGCAGCGACAAGAAATCCAACGCGGTCTACGTCAATTACAAGTGCGATCTTGAGTATCTGACGATTGAGGAATTTGACACGTTGGAAAACTCTTGCTGGAACCACTACCGCAAGGTGCAAGAGGAGGCGTGGGACGTATGAAGCGCAGCAAACTCGCCATTTTTGGCATCGTCATCATCTACCTGCTGGCTGCTCTCGTTGACCCCTGCGACGGTCACAGTTGTGACGCGGAGGTGGTAGATGCGCGGTGATGACAGCGAGGAATACCGCTATTTCAACGAGCGGATCGGCCTCTGGACGCAAGCAGAAATAGACCAACACAACCAATTACGAAAAGAACTGCGGAGCATTTATGAGCGAATTATTAAAGATCAACGTCAACGATCACACCGAACGCAAGGGCAACCTCACGTACCTGTCATGGGCGTGGGCGTGGGCGGAGGTGCTGAAGATTGACCCGGCTGCTCGTTATACGGTGCATGAGTGGGCCGACATGCCGGTGTGCTACCTGCGGAACGGCACCGCGATGGTCAAGGTCAGCGTAGAGATCAAGGGCGACATCAAGACTTGCCTGCTGCCGGTGATGGACAACCGTAACCGCAGCATCGTTGACCCTGACTCGTTTGCCGTTAATACGGCGATCATGCGATGCCTAACCAAGTGCATCGCCCTCTTTGGGTTGGGGCTGTACATATTCGGCGGTGAGGATTTGCCGGAGGGCGAGAAGCCGGAGCCAAACCCCGAGGTGCTGGCGCAGATCACCGCTTGCGCTGACGTAGCGGCCCTCACGGCGCTATTTAAGTCGCTGCCGGTAGATGCCCGCCAGTTGCACATGGACGCTTTCACGGCTCGCAAAAAGGAATTAGCGTGATGGAACAGCGCACTACCGAATGGCATCAAGCACGGCTCGGCAAAGTCACGGCCTCCCGAGTATCTGAAGTTATTGCCAAGGGCAAAGGCGCGACCCGGGAAAGCTACATGGCTGACCTCATCGTGGAGCGGCTAACGGGTCAAAGGGGCGGCGGGTTTTCTACCGCGCACATGGAGTGGGGTACGGAGCAGGAACCGCACGCTAGGGCCGCCTACAGCGCCCGTACAGGCGAGCTGGTTGAGGAGGTGGGGTTTATCCAGCACGCTCGCCTTGAACATGCTGGCGCGTCCCCTGACGGCCTCGTAAACGATGAGGGGCTGGTGGAGTTCAAGTGTCCCGCGACCAGCACCCACCTTGACACGCTGCTTGCTGGCGAGGTGCCGACCAAACACATCCCGCAGATTCAGTTTCAGATGGCTTGCACGGGGCGCAAATGGTGCGATTTCGTGTCTTACGACCCCCGGCTGCCCGAACACCTGCGGATGTTCGTCAAGCGCGTAAAGCGGGACGACAAATACATCACGACATTGGAGGGCGAGGTTAAGACTTTCCTTGCCGAGCTAAACGAGAAACTGGAAAAACTACAGGAGTTAAACCGTGGCTAATCAATACGACCCGAACATGCGTGGCGTGCTGTTCAAGAACGACAAGAAGGGCAATGAGAAACGCCCCGACTACCGAGGATCGTGCGTCATCAACAACGTGGACATGAACGTATCAGGTTGGATACAGGCCAGCAAAAAGACGGGCGATAAGTTTATGTCGCTACGGTTTGAGGCCAAAGGCGAACAGCCAAAGCCGAAAGCCGCGCCTGCGATGAGCGAAGATAATTGGTCTGACCTTGATACACCCTTCTGACTTTGAGGCAAGGTTTAGGGCAAGTCGCCCAGCAGAGATTGTTGTGGCGACGTACCTGCTGAACCGTGGGCATACGGTGACGCTGCCAAAACGTCGCATGGCCCGTGACTTTGCCGACCGAAAGGAATACGCCGACAAAGGCGATGTGTATGCGTCGGGTAAGCGGATAGAGGTTAAGCACATCAAGCATGACTTTCAGTACGAAGCGTGGCCGTTTGAGACGGCTGCGATCTGTGCCAAGAAGTCCTTTGATGCGGCTGATCCGCGCCCTGATTACTACTACATCGTCAATGCAAGTCTGACCGTGGCGGCACTCGTAGATGTACGCACCACGTTCCCCGACTGGATTGTGCGGAAAATCACCGACAAGGAGCGCGGGTACGACTACGACGTTTATGCCGTGACCCCCGAATATCTCGCATGGCGTTACATAGACTTTGAGGAACGACTGTGAAGCGCATATTCCCGAAAGGCACGACGCCACAGCAGATGGCGGTTGCCGTAACGCGCATGATGCAGGGGTTAGACCCGCAGCGCGTGTGGGCGGTGGAAGTGGCCGAGTGGAAAAAGCCTAAAACGTCGCAGCAGCTGGCCTATTTATGGGGTGTTGTTTACCCGATGATTATGGAAGCGGGCGGCGAGGCGCTCAAAGGCTGGACACGCGACGATCTGCATGAGTATTTCTTGGGTGAGGTGTTTGGTTGGGAAACGCTCACAGGGCTTGGCAAGAAACGTATGCGCCCGTTAAAGCGCACCTCGCGCATGACCCAGCAAGAATTTACCGAATTTCTGCACGGCATTGAAAACCGGCTGATAGAGCTTGGTATTGGGCCGTTACCGGAGCCAATTTATGTTTCGTAAAAAAGGTTTAGTATGAATTTCTGGGCTGATACGCCATACGTCACGGCTCATGTGCGTAACGAGTTCTTGCACGACCATGAGAAGGGCAAAGGCGAATTTACCCTCTGCACCGTGTTTGGTTTTCGCGCTGAACCCATGCGCGTACCCATGTTTCAAATCATGTTGGAGTCAGGCGCACAATGGGCGCGTATCCCGATCCACGCGCTGTGTAGCAAGCCCTGCCTAGAAATGGCGCTGCCGCTTGTTGTGTGGTGGGATTCGTTCAGCCGCAACTGTCAGGTCAAGGAGGTGGCGTTCCTGCGTAACCACCGGGTCAAGGCGATAGGCCGTGACGGGGTACAGCGCCCGGGGACGTATTTGATGACAGTATTCTGGTGCGACGGCGGTTGGAGCGAGGTGCCTGACCAGAGCAAAGACCACCACATCATCGCTTTAGACTCGGGGCAATGGATTGCCTACCCTAACAATAGGTTGTTATGGGCTGACCCGAGCTGGATCAACGGGGAGGTGCCGAGGGATTGGCGCTCCCCGTCAACTAACTACAGCGTGGAAGGTATGCCGTGAAAACGATTCTGGAGGCATTACAGCGGCTTTGGACGGTAGATTGGCGTCATGTGCCGCCCCCTAACTGGGCCTGCTCACGGCGGCGCACAGGAGGGCAATACTGGTGATTATAGATACCGAAAGCCCGCCGGGGGCATGGAAAACGGAAATGGAGCGGATGCCGTGGAGGTTCAGTCAGCAAGTCAAGGTTGAGCAAGCGTTGGCGGCAATGCGCCAAGCGGGCTTGGCCGCTGAAGCAACGACGCTGGCATTGGAAATACGCACGCTCAAGAACGAGCTAGAAACATTGCGCGTTCGTCTTGACGGCGCTTAACCAACCCCGGTAATACCCGCCCTGCCGCCTTCGTCCACATCAGGAAGGCGTCAGCAGCGCCCTCTACGTC